ATCACCAAAAATTAAATCATAATTTTGTATTGCTCCATCAAACGCAAAACCTCTTAAAATGTTTTCTGTTGATGAATCTGTGAATACTCCACTTGCTGATATTGACATACTTCTAATTCCACCACCCTCTAATAAATCTCTTGCTTTATCATTTCCACTTGTAACGAATGCGTTTGAATCTTTAGTTGTAACATCAACCATTTCTCCATTGATACTCATAGATGTACTTCTTAGTCCACCAATTGTAGCTGGAGTTCCTGTGCTGTTGTCTTTTAATAAAAAGCTACTTCCTTTTTGTACTGCCATTTTATTTTCTCCTTATTTATTTTATTTTAATTATCATAAACTATAGCTCTAAATCGTTGTAAACCATGCGATGTCAAGCCATCATTTTCTTTAATTACATCAGAAAATTCAAATCTTAAATTAACAAGACTTGCTCCTGTAACACTCAAACTACTCTCATGTAACAAAGTATAAATTCTGCTCATAATTTCTTTAACTTCCTTACTTCCTCTATACCTTGAAAAAGTATGAATGACAAGAGTATGTTCATTACCTTGTAGTGTTTTTGTGCCATTATCCAAAGATGTTTCTTCTCCTACCTTTACATAGGGAAAAGCTGTATTTTCAGGAACGAAATCATACACATCTGTAACTAAATTCTGTAGAGTAGAATCACCATCTAAAGCATTAAAAATTGATTTCTGTAGTTCTAAACTGTGATCACTCATTATTTACCAAACTTATCTAAACTTTGTTTAATTTTTTGAAATAATATTTCTGCTATTTTAGGTTTGCTTTTTTCTGAAGCTGGAAACATAAATGGTCTTGCTAACATTTTACTTGTTCCATATTCTAAAAATTTACTGTATGATGCTTCGCTTCTAACCTCTACAAAATCTTTTTGGTCCTTAACTCTTATGTTACTTACTAAAAAACCTGTATCACTTGCTGGTGCTTCTCCAGGTGCTGATGCTTTATGTGTTCTTGTTGGGTTATATTTTTTATAAGTTTTTCCTGATTTAGCACCTTGTTGAATACTTCTTATAGCTTCACCTCTAATTAATTGTCCACCACCTAGTAATACTTCTTGCATATCCTTCTCTAAATCTTCTTTTACTTTTTCAAGAGCTTCTACTGCTTTTTCTATACCTGTAAATTGAAACTTAATATTCATTAATTACCTACATTTTCTGTTGCTACTAATTTGATATATCTATCATACTCATTGTCATTCTCTATACTTTTAATATCAAATGTTCTTGAATCAAATAATATTCTCATAGCTGTTGATATGTTTGCTCTATATCTAATTGTAAATTCAAAATCTTGTGGATTATTTATCTTTTCACCACCCTGTTCATTAAATACTTGTTTTGCTGATTTAGGTTTAATTTGTGCAAAAGCTGTAATAAAAGTTGTATTAGCTCTAGTAAATCCACCAAAGTTATCTGCAGACAATACATTGTTTTGGATAGTAATTTTGTTTCTTAATTTACCTACAGGCGAAACACCACTCATGCTATCCTCCTAATATACTGTTTAATCTTTGTACTTTGTATGGCTGTAATAAGGCACCTATTGTGTAAGGTATTGCATTTACAGATAAACTTGTAACAGCTTCTCTGTTTTCATAAAGATGTGTAGTCAATAATTTAATTGCTTGTACTATTGGTTCAGGGACATCACTTGCTCCACCATAACCAGTTACATATTTTATTTCATATGCGTTTGCATTTCTTGTTTCTGATACTGTAGGCCAACTAGAACCTGTTTTAAGAACAACTCTAGCTTGATCACTAATTGTATCTACATAATAATTAGTTGCGGCAAAGGTTGATGCTGTATTATCATTATCATAATATTTAACATGAGTAACAGAAGTTACTGGAGGTTTAGGTAATACAATAAAATTAGAATTGTACTCTAAATCAGGAGCTGTAAATATTCCCTCTTGTAATTTAAGATCACTATAGAAAGGTAGTCTATCTAAAAAAAGACTTAATGTTTGAGTTGTAATAGCTCTATTTATATATGTTTCTATTACATTTTGTGAAGCTTTAATTAGTTCAGCAATTAATGTATCATCATCGCTAAAATCAACACGCATAAAAGATTTTTGGTCAGAAGTTGCAACTGCTGATGTAGTCCAAGCTGTATCAATTTTAAGTCCTGACATTTTAATCTCTAATTACTATTTCTTCTTGCCCATTACTTTTTTAAGAATTTTTTTAACTTTTGTTTCTTTAGGTTCTACTATCTTTTTTTCTATTTTAGAAACTGCTTTTTCTGCAATTCCTCTATCAATCCATTTAGTTCCTAATTTCATTTGCCACTCTGTATCAAAAGTATATTCTTGATCTTTCTTATAAACCATAGTTGATCCACCAAGATCGTCAGCTTTTGCAACATGATCTACTTTCATTTTTATTTTCATATGTACTCCTTTTTAAATTTCTATTTTCAAGGGGGAAATACCAAAAGGTAAAATCCCCCTCAAATTTTATTTATTATTGATTAGCTTGTGATGAAGTAGGACCTGAAAGAGGTCTTCCTTTAACACCAACTACACCAAACACAGTACCAGTTCCATGAGTACCACTAAAGTTTAAAACTACTCTAGAGTATCTTTTGCCACCTACATAACCGATTGCGTAAACTGCATTACAGTCGCCATCAGCATCAATAGTTTGCCATAGACCATTAGTACCTACAGTTCCACCTACAACATCTGTATTAGATGTTACATCTGTAAAAGATGAGTTGTCATCAGAATGTTCTAATTCAATCTCAACTTTATCAGTTCCACTAAATGTGATTCCAGGAGCTCCTACATTAACTACATGAGTTACTGCAGAAAAACCATTAGAATCAACACCAGTACAATCTGTGTCTGCGTCTTTTACGATAGCGTTTAATGATTCATCAATCGCTATCCCACTTTTTCCATCGTATATTGACATTTTATATTCTCCTATAAATTATAATTACTGAATAGTAATTGTTGTTATTGCTTCAGGTAATATAACTTGTCCACCAACACGTCTTCTAGCAATGTATCTTACATTTCCAGCAGATGCTTGTGTGAAAGGATCTCTCATAATTGATAAAGAAACTCTATCAACAATCATATATCCTCTTCTGTAATCACCAAATAATACTGGAACAGTACCATCAGCAATATCAGCTAAGTCAGACGCTTCTACAATTGGATGTCCAAGTAAACTTGAACCTACACCCATTTGGTAAAGACCTGGTTGGAATAAGTATTGGCCACTTGTGTCTTTCAGTTTTCTAATTGCTGAAAGTGTTGATCTATTAAACATCCAAGTAGCATTTCTCATGTACTCAGATTTAATATTGTGTGCCGCACCAATTAAGTCATCTGCTGCAAGAGCATCATTAGCTGCTGTAGTTATATTATTACCTGCATTATTAATTAAACCTTGAGGTTTTCCAACAGAGTTACCTGAAATAAATGCGTTTCCTTCAGCTTTTGCAAATTGCTCTACAAACTCTGCATTCATTTCTGCTTCTAAATTGAAAACTGAATCTTCAAGTTCTTGTTCAGAAATATCTACTAAAGCATATAACTCGTGAGCTGGAATTTCTTCCAAACCAACAGCATATCCTGCAGTTTCTGATCTTGTACCTTGTTCAGCTACCCACTCGGCAGAGAATGTACCAGTTCTTTTTGGAACTTGAATACTTCTTTGTCCAGTTGATCTAACTCTAGCTACTGATCTTACTGGGCTAAATTCAATAATACCTTTGATTATTTCTCTCACATATTCAGGTGGAGCTAAATAACCAGCAGTGTTATCATTAGACACAGTTAAAACTTTAACTTCATCAGGTGATAAGTTTTCTTTACCTTTTCTCATCCATTTATCAAATACTTGTCTTTGTTTTGATTCAACTGGTGAACCTTTTCCAAAGTCTGGTCTTGATACAATAGTCTCTAATCTTGCCATTGCTTCTTGATTAGCTTTTTGAGATTCAGATTGAACTTTCATATTCTTTTCCATATCAGCAACTCTATCTAAATCTTTTTCAATTTTTGATAGTTTGTCTTCTGTGATAGGATCAGAGCTACCTTTAGCTTCAATCTGTTTTAATCTTTCATCGTTAGTTTCTTTGAAAGACTCAAAAGTTTTACCAAGAGTTTCAACTGCAGATTTTACTTCATTATTATCCATAATTGTTTCCTTTTAGTTTTATTGTTTAAGTATGTCAGCTACTTTATTAATTAAAGTTGCTAACTGTTTATTGTCATCACCAGCATCTCGCTGTGATAAAGATTCAGATAATGCTTTTGCACCAATCTTCGCCTCTGTCCGAGAAAGACTTCCTACCTCTCGTAAGATTTTCTCCCACTCTCGAATACTTTTTTGACTTGCTTTAACATTCTCAATTAAAGCTCGTTCATTCATTGGAAATGTAACTAAACTTATTTCCATTAGATCAACTTCTTTAAGAGTTCTTGTTCCTCTCTTATTTTCGTTGTATCCTTGTTTATCAGGGTCTGCTCTAAATCCTATAGACATTCCATCTAAAGCACCCATCTTTAATAATTCATATGCTTCTCTACCTTTTTGAGTTCCCATTGCTAATCTACCTTTTACGAATAAACCTTTTTCATCTTCATACATGGTTTCAAATATTCCAATAGGTTCATCTGTTTTATGTTGATATAGTAGTTTAACTTTTGAAGCTGGTCTTTGTTCTAAAGATTTTGTAAATGCACCTTTCTGCATAATGTCAGAACCTTGATCTTCATTACCAAATATAGAACCATAACCTGTAAATGTACCTTTATCATCATTAGCTTTTACTTCTGAATGAAAAGTTAATTTTTTAATTTCTGTATCACATTGACAAATACCATCATCTTGACAAACACAAACACTTTTCTTTTTAGGTTTCTTGTGATATTTATCTTCTTCTTCTTCATCACCATATCCTTTACTAATTGCTTCTTCATAAGCATCATGTGTTTTACATGGCATAAATATTGTTTTTCCATTTTTATCCATAGAGTGTGTACCTACACAACCTATCTCTTTTGCTTTGTCTAAAGCGTCTTCTTCGTTATTAAACATATCTTCAGCTCTTGCTTCTTTTTCCATTTCATCTTTTGGTTTTTTTTCTTTTGATGAAATAACATCTGTAAGTGTCTTAATAGCATCACCCATTGTTTTCATATCATCCATTGTATATTTCTCCTTTTTATCATTTTCATATTGTGTGCTACAGACTGCTAATCTTTGAGTAGCTTTTGGATATTCAGAAGTAGTCTTATCATCTGACATACATCTACTCATAAAATCCTCTCTTGTTTCTTTATCATTCGGTTTTACTAATGGCATTATTTTCTAAACCTACTAATAATATGTTGATCTATTTTTTGCCGTAATTGGTCTAACAAGTTATTAATTCCGATATACTTTTGAATTGCCATACCTGATGCTAAACCTAATAAAAAAATTATAATTATTTCCATAATACTACCTCTACAAGAAATCTGGCGTTGTGTAAATAGATACGCAACGACAATTTATTGTTTCTCCTGGAGAACCTGCTGGATCACCTGGATATTTTAATCTATCACCACCTACAATAAAAGGTTCTTCTAAACCTACTTGTTGCCCTGTTGCCGCTATATGAGTAGCTCTTGTTCTACCATCAGCTACTGCAACCCATTCTTTTTTAGTACCAGCTATACCCATGTTTTCAGCGACCATTTCATTGGCAAAACTAGCAGTTCTATGTACTTCTGTTCTAGCAATTAAATTAGCACGAAGTATACCCATTCCTACTATAGCATTTCTTAACTCATTACCAGTAGAATTTATACCCTCACCATTACCTAGACTATTGTTAATAACATTCTGTATTTTTAATTTTGTACTATCATTTATACCTACAACTAAAGTTGCAACATTGTCATTGATATATCTTTCTAATTCTAATTCAAAATCACTATCAAAGTCTTTAACATTTTGTTCCCTGTTTAACATGTTATTTTTAAAAGCATTTGCAACAACTCTGTATTGTATTTTAAATATATTTACTAACTCATTAAACGAATTGTTTTGTCTTATTTCTAACATAATTGTAGAACCGAAGCTAAAATCTTCAGCTAATCCATTACCTAATTTATTAAAGTAATTTTTTAATCTACCTGTAAACTGTTTGATATAGGGTTCTCTTAATCTATTTTGTCTGACCCACTCTCTTCTTTTTACATTCTTAAATATTTTAAGTTGTCTTTCGTTATAAATCATTAATGTAAAGTTGTGTTAATAGGTTTTATAATATCTGTAACATCTAAATTTTGAGTAACATAAATATATGATGCTATATTTACAGCTTCCATTTCATTTATGACTGGACCAACTCTTATTACTACTTCATGATTATTATCATCATCTTTTTCTATAAAAAGTCTTGATGTTAATTGTTTTAATTTTGACACTTTGCACTCCTATGTTGCAAGTGGATGTCCACTTGGCAGTAAGTCTAAGTCAAATTTACCACCTCTAAATCTACCTGATCTAACAGCATATAAAAAAGCATTTACTCTAGCATATGCCCATTGTTCTTCACTTGTTACACTTGGTCTTACACTTCCTGGATTTGTTCTGTAAGCACCTATACCTCTTTTAAATACAGCAGTTAGCATTCTTAAAGTAACTCTTTTACCAGCTTTATCTCCATGCTTTTCATTATGCTTATCAACTTTGTTTTGTAATCCTTTTTTAACTGCGGCTGTAACTTGTTTTTCTTCTATAATTCCTTCTTCTAAAAACTTTCCTCTTTCTCTATCTAGTTGTGCTGATTTTTTCTTTGCCCAACTTTGACCAGCATCACCACCCCATAATGACCATGCTATTCTACCATTGGATGGATAACCTTTTTCACCAGGTCTAAAACCATCAGCTCTTTTATCTACCTCATGTCTAGCAAAGAAGCTGTTCATTCTTCTAACTGTTCTTGGTGATAGTTTTTCTTTAGCAACTATTTGACTTGCTCTTGTAGCACCTATTCTTGTACCACCTCTATTAAATTCTTTTCTCCACTCTATACCTCTTTTAGCTTCTGTAACCATACCATCAGTTGGTACTGTATCAATATCGCTTTCTGCTTTAATGACTTCATCTAATTCTTCATCAGCACTTTGCATATCATTATCTAATTGTACTTCTTCTTGTTCTTCTTGTTGTGTTCTTTCTTCTTGTTCTTCTTCTGTCATTGGATCAGTATCAGGTTCATCTTTTGGTTCTTCTTCATCACCTGCTATGTTTAAAGGCATTAAGTTTGCTGGTACAAGTAAACTATCAGCACCATCTAATGGTTCATAACCCATCTGTTCTCTAGCTTCGTTTCTTGTAAGAATACCATTTTGTACTCCTTGTGTAACAGATTCAAATATTCTTTTTCTTTGTTCTGCCATAGCTGGAATAGAATCTATATTATATCTTAATTCTAAATCTTCACCAAATTGAGGTGATAACCACTCATTTAAATCTGATTGTACTCTATCCAATAAAGGAATAATTGTTTCATTGTATAGTGCAAGTTTAGCTTCTGCAAAATTAGAGTAAGTTTGTGAGTCTGGTATTCCAATTATTTGACTTGGTACACCATAAACTAATGCAATGTCTTTTGCTGACATATGTTTTAAACTAGCAAAGTCCATATCTTTTGGAGATAATCCCATTTCTTTCCAATCAAAATCTCCCTCTAGTAACATTGGTTTCCCTGCATTACCTGTACCTGAAAATCTTTGATTGATGTCATTTACTAATTGACTTCTTTGTACATCACTTAATTGCACTTGTGCGCCTGTTTCGTCTTTAGGTTTAAATACAACTGCACCACTTGGTCTTGCACCATTTTGTAATAAATTTACATTATGTTTATTTGCAAGGTTATGTTGGTCTATATCAATACTTGCAGTTGAGATTGGTGACATTCCATAGAAATCATCTAATGGATTAAATAATTTTATATGTTTAATTTTTGAGTTACCTGTTGATTGATCTACCTCATAACTATTTACAGTTTGACCACCTATAATATAATCATAAGCAGTAGGCATTGATCTTGAACCTGCTTGTATTCTTATTCTATCTGGTCTTAAATTATATAATTCTGTAGGAGGTGTTCTATCACCACCAACTGAAAGAATATAACTATTTCCTGAAATTTGTAAGTAAGCATATAGTGCCTGGAAAAATTCTACACTAGAACACATTGGACTTGGATTATAAAGTAAATCTAATAATGGGTGACTATCTAATTCTTGATCACCTCTAAATAAATTTATTTGTACTCTACTTGCACTATTTGCAATTTCATTGATACATCTATATACTATTGCGTTTTGTTGATAGCCCTCTTCAGCTAATTGATCGTATCTTGCTTTGTAAGTTACATCTGTTCCTAAACTATTATAATAAACAACAGGAGCTTCTTTTTTTCCTGATTGTTTTTTATCTGTAGTGTTAAAAATATTTTTTATATTATCTAATATTGTTGCCATCTATGATACTCTCCATAATGCTTTTTTTGTTGTTTGCAAGTTATCATACAATGTAGATAAAACATCAACTTGGTCATCATGTACATCATTTAATCCTGTAAAACTCATAATCTCCTGTAAGAATGCGTTAGTAAAATTTTTATTCTTTGGAATTAATACTCTACCATCATTCCAGGCAGATGCAACAGGTTGTGCTCTTACAAACTTATCATTTCTAGCAGGTCGTGAAATAATATTCAAGTTATGTTCTTTAATCATAAAATCAACAACACCTTTTTCTGTACCTCCAATATAAGCATATATAGGTGATTCATAAGTTTCTTGGTACTGTTTACATATACTAGCAAAGTGTGTAGCTTCTACCTGTCCTCTCCAAACATCTAATATATAAATTTTACCATCATAATATTTAGCAACACCAGCAACAGAAAAATCTGAATATGTTTTTGTAGAGTATGCAAAATCAACTGCAATAATTGTTTTACCTCCATCTGGTACTTTTTCATAGAATACTGGGTCTTTGAATACTTTACCCCCTTTAATAAAGGGTTTTTGCTGATACATAGCTGACCACCAAAATTCACCAACTGCTCTTTTTCTTTCTTCTAATATCTTTTTGGTATACCTGGACTCCCATAATGCTTCACCTATTTCTCTACCTAAAGGGTCCTGTGGTTCTGCTATAGCTGGAAGACTTACTACATCCCATTTATCACCATCTAATTCTGCTTGTTTTAATAACCTGCCTGCTAAATCATCTACATGCCATCTAGTCATAATAATAATAATAGAAGATTCAGGAGCTAATCTAGTAGTTGCAACTGATTGAAACCAATCCAATGTTTTATCACGATATACTGTACTCATAGCTTGTTCGTTATTTTTAACAGGGTCATCAATAATAAAAACATTTGCACCTCTACCTGTAATACCACCACCTACACCAACACAATACATTCCACCACCCTGTTCTGTTTCCCAGTTACCTTGAACATTTATGTCTTGATTTCTTTTGACCCCATACATTTTAGGCACATATTCATCAAATACTTCTTTTGCTTTCCTACCCCATGATGTAGCGAATGATGTTTCGTATGATGCTAATATAAGTTTGTTTCTTGGGTGTGTTGCTAAATACCATGCAGGAAAATACTTTGATGTAAATTCTGACTTACCATGTTGAGGTGGCATATTAATTAATAGTCTTTTAATTTTACCACTCGCAACCTGTAACAATTTTGTGTTTAAATACTGCAAATGTTTTGGAAACTGCCAAGTAAAATTACTTGTCATCATAGCAAAACCTCCAGGTTGACTAGTCGCTATCTTTAACTTTTGATAGTAATCTAGTTGCAAGGTCGGCTGATTCTTGGTCTTGTCCGATTCTTTTAATAAAGTCATCTTCTATATTTATTTGTTGATTTGTGTTGTCCCTTGTTATTCCTCCTTTAGCAACTCTTTCTACTTCTGTCAGCATTTTAAAAGGATGTGCTATCTTTGAAACTATAGCAACTAACTCTACATCTGATAAGTTTGCAAAATCTAATTCTTTTTTTTCTTTTAATCTTTTTAATAATTCTTGTGCTGGAGTTATTAGAGAATATGTCATTTGTAAGGCATGGCTTCCCTGTCGTTTACCCATTTCCTCCATTTCAGTTTTCATAGAGTTATATCTTATCTGTGCTTGTTGTTGGTCAAACTTGCTAACTCTTGATACCCAACCATATCTTGATGAAATCTTTTCTATTTCTCTAGTTGTCAATTGGACTTCTTCAGCTACTTTCTTTAATGTTCGTTTATATCCCATGTTTTGATACACGAGATAAAACTCATAGTGTTTATTGGATTCTTCTGTTTCTTTTTCTATCATAGAAATTATTAAAAGCTATTAACCGAACTCTTACCGAACTTCTACATTATGATATTAAATAAATCAAATAATATCTAGGCAATCAATAGTTGTGTTGTTCAAATGTTTTATCTTCAGCTCTACTATGATCATCATCTTTCATACATTGGTAGTGTGCATAAACATGAGTGATAGGTTCTAATGTTTTTACCAGCGCAACAAATGAATGATCTGAATAAATTTCTTTTTTGCAATATATGCACTTGGAAATATATCTGCTTAAATCTTCTAATTTTGTTTTTTTTGCTCTATTTCTCATGTTTACCTTATGTTCCTCCTGGAACTCCCGTCTTTCCTATCTTATTTATCTAATAATAATTAATAGAAACTATTGACAATTATTACCAATAATGATAAGATTAAGAATAACAAAAAGGAGATTAAATGACAATAATTATTTTACTAGCTTTAGCATTACCGACTTGGTTTATCATGTTGGGTCTAGCAGAGTGTGATGTTTTAAGAAAAGGTAAACTGACTAAATATACTGGAATTAATTTAATGAGAGGCGTTGAGGAGTACAGAGTGGAGGACTACTATGGGTAAATTTAAAGTTAGAGTTTCTCTACCTAGAGGCGAATTTAATCAAGATAAGTGCAGTATCTTATTACATGCTACTCAATTTTATGCAAAAAAGATATTGGGTACTAGATTAGCAAATCTTATCAATGTGAAAATTGATGTTAGAAAAACTATTTTAGATAATAATACTCTTGGAGTTTGTCAAATGAAAGTTACAGGTTCTAAAAGACAAAGACAATTTAAGATTGTATTGAATGCAAAAGGAGATTTACATTCGCAACTGCAAACTTTAGCACATGAAATGGTTCATGTAAGACAAAAAGCAAAAAACCAATTGCAATACAGATGGAACAAAAGTGATTCAAGCATCAAAGTAAGATGGATGGATAATGCTCCAGTAAGACCAGAGGATATTCCATACAACCAAAGGCCTTGGGAAATTGAGGCAAGAAGTTTAGAAAGAGGATTTTACAAGGATTATCTGAACTTTGTTTATAAAATTAAAAAGAAAGGAGATGAGTAATGCAAAAAACAAGAAAGTCAAAAAATAAAAAGTCATCAGATATTAAAAGTGATTTCAATAAGAATTTATCAAAAAAATTAAAACAACGATTTTCTAATATCAAAACCAAAGACAGAGGTGATGGTATAATGGAAATCTCATTTAAAAAAGGAGGAAAATAATGGCTACTGTAACTGGTATAAGAAAAGGATTGTCTGTTTACTATGTTGAACATAATGAACTTCAATGGAAAATAGCTGAATTAGAAAATGGTGCATATGAAGTTTTTTTATATGTTGATGGTGATAAGGATTTTCTTGGAAGAAGTACATTTGGTCAATACAAATCTTATAAAATATCTGAAAGTATTGGCAAAGGTATTGAGTATATTGAAGATCAAGACTTAAAATAGGTTTTAATCTCCCTAAAGAAATGGTAGAGGTCTATATGGAAAATTATAGACCTTTGCCTGATTGTTTGACAATTAAATCTTCTAATATTGAGGGTTTAGGATTGTTTGCAACTGTTGATATTGAAATGAATACTGTCTTTGGTGTATCGCATATCTTATATCAAGATAAACCTGTAAGAACACCATTGGGAGGATTTATCAATCATTCTGAAGATTCTAACTGCAAAAAACAATTAATCGGTAATAAATATTATCTATTGAGTAAAAACTCTATAAAAGCTGGTGATGAATTGACTTTGACCTACACACTTTACAATGTTACTTCTTGTCTGTAGGCACCCATGATTTTCCAAAACCATCTACTTGTTTTGTACCCCTGATAGTCATTCCTGAATTATCTAGCAATCTTTCCAATTCTTCTTCTTCCATAGATAGTCTTTCCATAATTTCTTTATCAGGAAGATTATCTTCTTTCATTTTTCTAACTATCTCTGACATTTTAAGAACAGCATGAGTACCTCTAGCTCTATTGTGTCTTATTGTGGACATCATTCGGTGGTCCTTATCAAAATCAACTATTACAACAGGGACTTTTCCATCTGTCATTTGTGATACTTCAGGGTCTTTAGATAGTGTCCATCTATGGAATCCATCTACAATTGTATTGTCTGATAGTATTACTATTGGTTGAGTCCATCCATCCTCTATAATAGAAGTTTTAAGCAACTGCAATTCAGGTGGTGCTACAAAATTTGGATTATAATCGTTTGCATTTAGAGTGTTTCTATCAACCCATTGGACTTTTCCTACTGGTTGATTATCAATACCTTGTTTCATCTTTTAACCTCATTTGATCTATTAGTTTTTTCTTTTCAGGGTCAGCATGACTAGACATGGTTCTTAATCTTCTGCCTTTCATATCACCTCTTAAAGCTATCATACAAAGACCTTTCCAGGATAATCCTGTAATATCATCAGGAGTTGTATCAGGCACTGGTCTTCTTGCAAGATTTATATGATTTCCAACTGCTGATCTAACATTGGAAAGAATAAATTTTTGTTGTTCAATATCGTATAAAGCGACATTATCATAGAACCAATCTTTCCATGTTTTATCTTTTGGAAGTTTTATTCCACCAAATCCATACAATTGTGTTCTTGAATATTTTTCTGATGTTGATGCACCAGAAACTCTACCTGTCATTTTTGCCCAAAGTTCTGGCCAACCGACTTTATACTGCCAAAGTCCTCTCATTGGTTCTTCCCCAAAAGGAACACAGACTCTTTGTTCATTCTTACCTACACCCATTTTATCAAGAACATCATAAACTCTATTATAATCCCAATTATAAATTTTTGGTGCTAACCAAACATCTGAAGAAGTCCAATCATATATTGGTGATACTCCATATGAATATCCACTTCGTGCTCCTGTTATCCAGTTATCTTTTACCCGATGTGATACTGCTCTAAACCTAGTTAAACTTTCTTGTGCTCTTAAACCTCTAACATCAGCTATTCTTCCATGAGTATGATCATAAACTAAATGTGATACTTCAGGAATTGTATGTCCAGGTTTAAAACCTTTTATGTCAGTAATTGCAAAATCAGGAATATCTCTTACCCACTTGTCTTTACATTTAGGGTCAAAAGGATACCAAAATGGATCTCTACGACTTCCTCCATTTCTATGTTTAACTGGAATACATAACCATTTTAATCTTATGTCAGGGTCGTTTTTAACCCTCATCATATACTCTACAGTTTCAGGCATTATAACTTCCTCATCCCAGAAATAAACATCTAAAGGAAGTTTGTTTTTTTCTCTAGCAATCTTTAATGCTAAATTTAAACAGACTGTGGAGTCTTTGCCTCCTGAAAAAGATACAACTACTTTATCAAAGCTATCAAATAAATATCTAAATCTATCTAAAGCTGATTGATAAACATTAGTTTCAATTTCTCTTTTTTTTAATACTACCATAATTTGTAAAGTAATAGACAATTATTCCACTTGCTGACACAGTAAATATAGATGACCAAACTGCTAAATCAGTAAGACCATTAAATTTTGCATAAGCAAACATTGGAACACCAATAACTAAAGATGTCGTAATACCATAGAACATTCCTGGTTCTGATACTTTTTTATTAATTATTGTATAAATTGTCGGTATTAATGTTGATGCTCTTAATGTTCCATAGAAAATAAATAAATATAATATTTTCATATCAGGAATATTAGCAAGAGCAATTCCACCTATTGAAAGTAGAACCATTCCAGTTCTTGCATTAGTTAGTTTATTTTTTGAATTAGGAATAATATCTGTACTTGCAATTGAAGATATAGAACACAATCCTGAATCTAATGTAGACACAAGACCAGATAATAACATCCAAACAAAAGGTATTAGAATAAATGTCGGCAATAATTCACTAACAGTTATTACATTGATTAGTTGTGCATTACCTCCTGCATCTATACCTAGACCGGCACCCATAAATCCTATTACTGATGTAAATATTGGAACAACACCAAAGACTAATGCTGAAAGTAAAAATGATTTCTTGACTTCGTTTTGTTTTGTTGTAAATGCTCTTTGCCAAAAGGATTGATCACCAAATGGTCCTGCAAGTAATCCAATTGATACTACAATACCAAATGACCATGCAACTGATGAATCAAAGACATTAGAATACTCTCCAGAGATACCACCAATGCCTTTGACCATTACATCATAACCACCTCCTTGAATATAAACTAGAGGTACTACTACTAACACCACTATAAGTATTATTATCATCTGCCAAACATCTGTCATAATTGAAGCCCTTATCCCTGATACAAATGAATAAGATAAAGCTATTGCTGTAAGTATAACTGTTACGACTGTATAATCTATTCCTGTTAAGTAAGTAACGACTGCACCACCAGCAAGTAGCTGAACAGCAAACTGACAAATAGAAAGAGCAGATAGACTAATGATATATAAAATCTGCACTCGTCTTGAATATCTAACATTCATATATTGAGCAAGTGTAAATCCATTTTTAAATTTGTTTCTTAAATATTGTGCAAAGTATGCAAAGATACAAAGACATATTATGTTTGGTACTGTAAACCAAAAGACACCAGGCAATCCCTGTTGATATGCTTTTTGTGATGCTATGAATAGAGCTGGAGCCCATATCCAAGTAGCGGCAGTTGAAAATCCTGATTTCATAAAACCAACTTTTCTATCTGATACTAAAAAATTTGTATTTGTTTTAGATTCTTTTAAGTAGAAGTAAGATATTCCGAACATGAATAATCCATAACTAATTAAAAGAATATAACCTGTTGAGGTACTTAATAGTGTTTCCATTTTTTTATTTCCTTACCAAAAACATCACAGACTCTGCAAATGTTTTTAAATTGTTTGTTTCTTTTATGTTATTTAATACTTTGTATAATTCTTTCCTGTCTTCTTCTGTAAGTAGGATAGAAAATTCTACAAATCTTTGGTTCTCATCTGATGGATTAGAAAATGTGTTTGAAGTTCTAACAGTTTCATCACCACCTTCTTCTTGATTATTTTTTATATTTCTATCGGTTTCCATTTCTTGAAATCTTAATTTAATATAATCAAATTCACCCTCATCAAATCCAAGCAGTTGTTCGTCTATTTGATTTTTATCTATTAATTCTGAAATTTCTTTAACAGCTAAATCCCAATCCCAAGCAGTTTCTTCATGACTTCTGTTATCCATGAATCTATATGCTTTTACCTTTTCTTCAGAAAGTCCAACTGCTTTAAAAACTGGTACTTCTCTAAATCCAAGTTTTTCAGCCGCCTTATGTCTTGTGTGTCCAGCAATTATAATATTATTTTCATCAACTACGATTGGTTGTTGCCACCCAAATTCTTTTAGACTTAAAGCAACTTTATCAACTGCTTTATCTGAAATTTTTCGTGGATTATTTTCGTATGGTTTTATTTCTGTTATACTTATTGTTTCAATATTCATAAATAGGGACAATTTCCACTCTCGCTTTATTGCCCCAAACCTTTCTATCTGTTTTTGTATGGCTTGTAAAATACAAAGTTGTTATCTTTAATTGTTTTTAAAAAATTTTCCCATTTATCTTTATCTTTATCAAATCCATTTATTAAAAGTTCTCGGTCATATTTATCCATATTACCAATCATTTCCCATGCTCGTTTTTCCAACATAGCTCTTGGATTTAATTTTTTATTTTGATCTACTTTAGTCTTATAAAATATATTAGTCCTTTTTGTAATTTTATTCAATGTATTTTGTATGATATTTATATTAACATAGTTCTTACCCTCCTCTTTCTTACCCTCCTCTTTTTCCTTATTGTATTTATTATATGTATTTATTAGTGAGTAATTTTTGCTCGGTGTTTGACCCTCCTTTTTCCATTTCTGTGGTTTCTGTATATGTACTGTGTACAAGTTGGAGTTGTGCGTTCTCTTAACCCAAGAAATAAACTTCCATTTCTTGAATTTCTGTAAAATTTTGGATATAGTTCTGGAAGAAAGGTCTAGGTGTTTAGATATGTAATCAACAGAAAAAAATAATTCTTTATACATTTGGTTGTATTTTATAAAAAAACATAGAACCTTAATTTGATTACCAGTTAATTTGTAATCAAAAATATATTTTTCAGGTAATACTATAAATTTTTCCTGTTCCACCATTTACATTCTTATAATAGTTTTTATCATTTTACAACTTCGCTTTTTGGTTGTGTTTCAATAAACTTACCATGTTTTCTTACAATGGAATATATATCATCTTTAATATCTCCAAAGTCGCCTTTCAATATGTAGTGTGGTGTTCTTAACTTGACACTATTCTCATACCAAATTTTTTGAGTATCTGCTAATCTGCCTATTTTTGATTTTAATTCTATGTAGACTATTCTACCTGCTGGAAATTCTAATATTAAATCTGGACATCCAGGTTTCAATCCCATTTTAATTAATAACATTTTATTTTGTAACGATCTTTTGCCACCATTTGCTATATGAAAATATCTAAATTGATATTTATCCTGGAGGTAATATAAAAATTTACATACTTCAATTTGTGTCTTGTATTCTTTCATTAACAAATACTTCCAACTAACATTCCTGTATCATCTTTTAGATACCAACCCTGACTCATGGGTCCTTTGTTTTTATAATTCCAAGTATGATATGATATTTGTTCTCTTATTTCATCAGCTTTATCTGAACATTCTAAAACTAATTCTTCATTTGTTTTGCTATTATTTATAAATTCATATTTTCTATATTCTATTTCACCTGAAAAATTCAGGATAATAATAATAACTACATACTTCATGACCAGTCAAAATGACTTTTAAATTTATCAAATAAACCTTTTCTTATTTTTTTATCAGGACTTTCAGCACAAAGTGCTAATGCTTTTGCTACTGGATTTATTTTATATAAATGCCAAAACATTCTTTCATTCATTGAATGCTGTTCTTGATGATGTTCTATACAAAGGGGTACTACAAAACTATCACAGGGTTTCATTCCCATTCCAGCACCAGTATATCTTATATGTGCTGATTGAACATCAGTTCTGCCACAAATTGTGCAACCATGTTGTGAAACAAATTGTAGATGTGTTCTACTTCTTATCTTGTTTTTTAATGCCATAATAATCCATAACCTCTAAAGCTCTTAACTTATAAATTATTTCTGACTTTCCAGCATCATTTTTTTTTGTTTTTTCTGTATCCATAATAATGCCTAATAGCTTCATTTCTGTAGTTCTCGGTCTAATTGTAAGTATATTTTTTTTTAATCTTAATGCTAGTTCTGTACCTGTAAGTCCATCAGGGAATACTGACTCTAACTCTATAGCAATCATTTTTTTAATTCTGCTTATATATGGATTAATTTCTTCTGCTGATTGAATACTGGTTCTTACACCTCTGTGTCCAGCTACATTTGGATATTTATCAAAATCAAATTCATCTTGCATTATAATCTTTCTAATGTTTTTATTATTTCTTTTTTTATATAAGGTATTCTTTCATCTTTATTTTCAGGTAACATTATAAATATATCTCTTTCTGCTAATTTACATAAATCATCTAACACTCTTTCTAATATCATTTGTTTAAATTCTTCGCTTTGTGTTGGGTCTTTCATAATAGGTTTATCTTCAAGCATTGTTTCTCATTTCATTAAAGCTGGGACTCTTGCCTCTGCAAGAAATTGTATATCCCTTTAAAATAACTGATTGACCAACTAACAAATTGTTTACCTTACGAAATTGCATAGTTGAAATATTTCCAATTATACTCATCAAACCTAATCTACCAGCATTAAAATCTGAACTGATAGTTAGGTTCTGAACATTTCCATTTTTGAGTATATTGTATTTAGCGAAACTCACTAAACTGCCTCCATCATTCCAAATGGTACTCTCCATTTTTGACCATCAACATTTACAACAGCTTTAGTTATATTTAGTTTTTCAACTGTTCCAGTTCTCTTTCTACCATTCGGTCTTCCAAACTGAACAGCTAATCCAACTTTAAATTGAGAACCAGCTTCACCATGTAATTGTTTTCTTCTCATATTAATTGTTGCTACAATAGATGATATTTCATCTTTGTTCATTTTTAGTATTTCATTGTGTATTTCTATTTTCATTGTTTTCTCCTTTTTAGTTATTCTGATACTGTACTCTATCGCACCAATACCTGTCAATAGTTATTATTATTTTATATTAAAGGGTATATAGAGGAACAAAACCAGTACAACCTGAGCTGGTAATAAATAATATTAATTATTAATAATATGTATTGACTTAACTATCCGATTTGGTATCGTCTTCGTATAACAAAAACAGGAGAAAAAAATGACACAAACAAATGAAATAACAAACTTGGAAATGGAAAACATGGACAAGAAAAGAGAGTTAATTAAAAGTATGGTTCAAGTTGCAATTAAAATGCAAAAAGAATTATCTTTTACTAATCCAAATACAGCGACTGATGAAGATGCTTTCGCTTTAATGCTTACTAACTATTTCGGTCATGATGGAAAATCTATCAAAGAAATAACTTGTAGTGCATTAGAAGATTCTAACTTTCATTCTTTTAATGATAAGTTTGAAAAACTTTGGAATAAAGAAATGGAGGATAATAATGAGTAGACATAATTCTCATAAAAAAATTATTTCTTCTAAACAAAAAGAAGAAGTATATCTAGAGTTGCATTATAAGTATCCAACTAAATATGGATTCTTTATTTGTTATCTTAATTATGGTGGTTCTAATTTAGATCATAAGCTGGCAAGCTATGATGATACTTATGGTCCATTTGGTACTCTTGCAACTGCACAAAAACATTTTAAAAAATATATTACCAATAGAAGTGTTGATGAAAAACATCTTTATTCAATAAGAGGTACTGAATATAAAACAGATCGTGGTTTCAATACAATTTGGTATGCAACAGGTGAGGAGGTTAGTTATGAAACTATTAACTAAAGAAATAGAAAAAAGACTTATCAAAAACTATGAGGTAAATAAAGATAAGGCAGAAACTGTTAATCATAAAGTTGTCTTAAAACTTTTTAATCCAACAGGAATTGGCACTTGGTATTTAACTGAATACAATCCTGAAACTAAAATAGCTTTTGGATTATCTTGTTTGCAAGATAAAGAACTTGGATATGTTAGTCTTGATGAAATACAGGATTTCAAAGGTAGATTTGGATTAGGTATTGAAAGAGATATAATGTTTGAATCAAATAAATTAACATTAGAGGAGTGCAGAAACTTATGAGTACAGATATGACACCATTATTATTTGATGGTTGGAAAATAGAAATAAAAATGACTGATGGTAATAAATTGAATCTTTACAAAGAACATTTGCCTGATGATTTATCCAGGAAAATAGAAAATGTATGCAGAGATCACTTTGATACACATTATGATGAAATGATAACTAAACATAGAGGAGGATAAATGACAATAAAAATTAATTTAAAAGATGCAGATATTAAAGAATTATATTGTTATGAGATTGCTTTAATGAATACAGTTGTTAATCTTCAAAATGAAATAACTGATATTAGAGAAAGAAGAAAACAATTAGAAAATAAACAAAAAAAGGAAAACTAAAATGGGATGGGATAATTATACTCAACACGAAAAATCATCTTCAGATACACCAACCTCTTGCACAAAAGAACAGGTTGGAATGAAAGAGTATGAGGTTGAAGTAGATGTTGTATTTACAGTTAAGTACAAGGTTCTAGCAAAAGATAAGTCAGATTTGATAGATAAGAAAATGTATTTAGCTGGTTGCGAGTTAGAAATAGAAAAAGATGATCAATACTCTGATTGTTATGACATAAGATGTAAAAATTGGGGTACTGAAAAAGAGAAAGAATCTGAAACTGGAAGAGAGGTTGTAGCAAATATTATAGAACCTGAAGAACCTAAAGCAGATGATAATTATGATTATGAATTAGAACACAAAACTTTTTAACTTGACAAAAGATACATTATGGAATTATACAGTTTATTGAGAGAGTCAAATTCCTCTCACTTATTTAAGGGTGGGAGTTGGGTATCAGTAATGACCCAGAAGTCTATAGATACAAAGCACAATCGTGCCTGTCTCCATACTTTGTTAGCTCCTATCCTTTTAATAAATAAAAATTATTATTTTATATTGACAATTATTAATATATTGAGTAACTTAACAGAAACAAAAATGGAGAGAATATGATTACAATGCGTATAAATGGAAAGTTAGTAAAAGCAAATAGTGTTTATCACTGCTTTGTAAAAGCTAAAGGTAGTTTTTTTCATACAGATAAAACTACAACTATAAATCAAATAGAAAATCAAATGAAAGGAAATGACAATGTCAAAACCATACAAGATGTTACAGATACCTGTAACTAAAGATGAGTACGATAGAATAATGGAACTTGCTAGTAAGGAAAGTAGAAGTATTCCAGCACAAATAAAAATGATGTTAAAGAATTTATTTAAAAAATGATTGAATCATTATTAATAATTATTATTGGATTTAGTTTGTTGTTCTACTTTATTGAGAAAGCAAATAGAAAACTTGATTTTGTAAATGAATATCAGTTAAATTTATTTAAAAAAGAATATCAGGGATTACTTCGTAATAGTAGAGATTATAATGGTCAATTAAAAGAAATGAATGTTCGTTTAGATGACATGGAAAACAAAATAACATTATTAACAAAACAAAAAGAAGATAAAAAAAATATATTTTCTTTTAAAAAGTAAAATAGAAAGGGTGGTTATGGGTAAAAGAGCAAATAGTAATGCAGAAAGAATGTTTATGAAAAACATTGGTGCATTTGTAAAAGAAAAAAGACTAGTGATAAAAAAAACACAATCATTTGTAGCTGATTGGTTAAATGTAACATTTCAACAAATACAGAAATATGAGAAAAATTCTAACGATTTAGGATTATGGAACTTTGTTGTTTACTGTAAAAAATTTGATGTTGATCCTGGAATGGTTATTTCACAAGCATTAGATAATATGTATTTACCTGAACAATTAATAGAAGAGGGTAAGATACAGGTTACTACTGTAACATCGCAAGAAATAGCAAATGATCCTACGCATAGATTAGATGCTAAATATTGGATTGATAAAAAATCTGATATTACAAAAAGTAAACCAGTTAATATTTTTGAAATAGATAAAAATGAGAACGATTAAACTTATAGAAAAAATAGAGTGGTTAATTAAAGAAAATAGAAAAGCAGAACAAAATTCTATACCGAGTGGTAAGGTAGAAGAATATATCCAGGAATATAAAACAGAGTTTCCTGGAATTTATAACAAAAACAAAAATGGAGAACAACATGACAAAAAAAATAATATCGTTGATTTTATTCTTGATATTGACTAATTGCGCATACAAGCCAAAAATTAATCCTGAAGCAAGTAGAGATCCTTATACAGGTAAAAATATAGCTGGTAAATATTACTATCATCTAGCAACTTGTGAGGATATGTGGGAAAAAAATGCACCTTTTTCTTTAATAAAAAGACAGGGTTCTTTTACTAGAAAATGTATGCAAGATTTTGGATATAAACTTTTACATTATAAGGGATAATTATGAAACTTCGTTCAACTATGCAAGATGTAAGAAAAACATTTGAAGATCAAACAAAATACTTTTCTACAGATGAGGTTGCTAAATATCATAAAATGAGCATTAAGGTCCTTAAATTAATGAAAGAGTTAGAAAAAACTCAACCTGAATTAATTAAAGAACATAATGAGGTATTACAAGTATTGCTTAATAATTATGATCAGCAAATAGAAAATATAAA